CTAAACAACGCATCAAATATTGTCCATGTTCAACTCGTTTAACGAGAATAAGGAACACTCGATCCTTAAATTGTGTGACGATATTTATGATCAATTTGTTCCTTTTTTCATCCTTTGCCTGTTCATCGAGTATAGAGTTCCAATCAACCTTAGATTTGTATTGCGGCCCAAACTTTAAATATTTATCTTCGTTCGGAGTAAAGCCTGTTTTGACCTTGTAAACTGTATGTTTTTTATTTAAGGTATATTTCACCTTTTGTCCTCCAAAAAACAAGTCAAAAAGAACGTTATATCCATCCTCTCTATAAGGAGTCGCGGTTATGCCCAAAAGATACCTTGGAGTGAGATATAACAGATTTTCTGATAATTTTTCCGTCATACACAAATGGGCTTCATCAATTATAACAAGACCATAACTTGAAAGAAATTTTTTATCGATTTTATGGATATTGCAAGCATTAATAATACAAAAATCTGGAGGATCACTAAATGAAAATTTCTTTATTTTACTGGGGTCGATGACCATAATACTTGCGTTTGGAATAAAGTTTTTAATTTCTGCTTCCCATTGACCTAACAATGGTTTTTTTGGGACAACTATAAAAGTTTTCAGTTTAATTTTACTTGCCATATTTATGGCCGTAACAGTCTTCCCAAAACCAGTGTAACAAGACAACATGACACTTTTACTCTCTTGGAGTAGAGTAAGTGCTTGATCTCGACAATTTTTCTGTTCATCTCTCAAACTACCTGTAAATTCATGTTGCATACCACCCAAACTTTTACGGTTTGGTCTCTGTATTTCCAAATTTTTTTTTAAAGCCAGTTTTAAACCATAACTGAAGGGTATACAACATGGTCTACTTTCAACCTTTTCGTCGACAGAGTAGACATATATAGTTTTTGATTGTCTTGTACCATATTGTTTGTTACCAGACTCTATTTTTTTGGTTAGGTCTTTTTGCATTTTCATCAGTACTTTGTTATCATATAAATTTGTGTGGATAATACACGCCATTTTTATTAATAGATTTTTTAATGGATAAATTCAATTTTAAATAAAGTTTTATGATATTTTATGCCTTCTAAAAGGCATAAAACTTTATTGTTTGATTTTTAAACTTCATTTGAAGTTTAAAAACTGAGTGTTTTAAACTTTGTATTTCAGGTCATTGATGCCCTTCATTTCTTCTATTAGTTCTTCTTGGGTCACATTTGACTCGTCCAGGTCAATATTGTTACCACTGAAGATAACATTTTTAGCCTTGAGTTCCTTCTTAATTCGGTTGTAGAGGGTTTTAGAGTTGGGGTTAGCTTTAAAATCGAGAAGAATCTGAAGTTGGGGAAGAGAAGTCTTTGAGTCTTGATTCTACGTTCAGTATAACCATGTTGGGCTCTGATAGTGTAGTATGGGTAGTGTTCATCGTCATTTCGCTTGATGAGAACAAACCTCTCTTGTATGTCTTCATCTCGATCCGGCAAAGTCGGATCTCGATCATGGTCCTTCGGACCATGATCTTCAGGAAGAGGTGCTCTATCCTCGACCGCGATACCCAATTTACGTTGAACCTTTTTTTAACCTCTTTCTTGAGTCCTTTGTTGCTATCGAGGAACCCTTCATTTTGGTCCTTCACATCTTCGAGTTGTATACCGAGAGAACGCATGTATTGTGTCTGTTGTAACATAATTTGTTCTTGACGTTCCATTTTAAGATCCATGTTAGCCATCATTTGTTCCAAATCTGTTATTTTTCTTTGGGCTTCGCGATGGTTGAAATAAAGCGTATATTCAACGTACAACTTGAGGAGCTCTTCAAGGTCAATATAATAATCTCTGATTATGTGGCCATTCTTGGTTTTGAGTTGCATTATAGCCATCTTGAGGTCTCTTGGTTTCATAACCAAAAATTTAGTACACGCTCTTGCACCAACTTGCCAAAAATAATCAAACATGGTCATATTAAGCTTGAATTTGGTGACTTCTATAAACTTCATGATATCAAGTAGACTAAAGCTTTTATTTAAAGCTTTATTAATTTTAGGGTTACTTGAACCATTTTCGGTATCAATAACCACACCCAGAAAGGACGTGGTCGACGGTGCTTTAGCCCCACCGTTAGTAACATTTGTTTTTACAAGGTCAGACATATCTTTATTTTCACTTTGATTTTCCGATAAATTCAATTTTTGTTTGTTTGGTTATCATTGTTGGAAGGCGTGTCCAACGGATTAAGCGAAAGTGAATGGGTATAAAACGCATCTAATAAATGTTCACAATTAATGGAAAAACTATACCGTTATCCTCGAATGACACCCTGGGTAGTTTGAGGGGGAAGATAGCTGCTTCTTTGGGTACCTTACCACCTCTACTTGATGTTCCAGAAAATATTGCAGATGGAGGAAATTATACCATACCTGACCCAATATTTTTTGAAGATGGAGACACCATTAAAATTCGAAAAATCGACGATGAACCAATCAAATGGGATGAAATCTCAATGGTAAATTTTGATCCTGTTTTTCTTCGAAAATTGTATATTATAGCAAAGGTTCAATCAACCTTGAATGATTTTGGCGCCGGATTAAGCTCAGATCAAGCCATTGGATTTGCATTTTTGGATCTTCAGACAGAACTGGGAGATGTCGATGAAAATGTATGGTTTAGAAGAACCGACACAATCAAAGAATTTAAAACAATGATTGAAGAGAACCTTAAAAATACCAAAAAACAAATTAAAACGATTGATGTTTGGGGGCGGGTTCAAACAACCTTTGAATCAACACCATTTGTTTTGAATAAAATTAACCATCAAACGGAAATTCCAAATGTTGGAAATAAAAACGAATTAATGGTATTTGATTCCATAAAATTGAATAATATTGTTGTTGCCTGTTTTTATCAAGAAATGGTCAAGTTCAACCCAGATTATAAATCTTTGATAGACGACTACTTGAACCAGGATAAAATTCTTTCCAAAAAAATAAAGGCTTCCGGCATCATTAGAATTATGATACAAATTCGCGATTCAAAAGTCTCAACGTTCAATATACCAAGCTCGCGGACAAAATACAAGATGATCAATATATTTGTTCGTGAGGAGGCAATAACCTTAACAATTGAAACTTTAATCAACGAACCCAATGCTGTTGGTGCAGGTGGAAGACCAACCAACAATCTGAAAGATTTGGTCAAGAATATTTTGACTGATATGGGTGAAAGCTCCATATACCCACAACGTCAAGAAAAAGAATTTTATTATGGTTCTTATTCGGCATCTGTCAACATACCACTCATAATACTCAAGGATTTGATCACAAACGACCATAGTCTTTATAATATTAGTTACATTAATGAAAGTGCCTTAATTAACACCCGTAAAACAAATTTAAACATATTTTTAAAGGTTGGTTCGAACCTTGTTGGTGTGCGTCCAAATGATATTGGAGTGAGTCTATTTGAACGTCCTGGTACAGTCGGAACCTTTGTCAGACTCAAGAAAATTCATGGTGGCCCTGATCTTAAAACAAGGATAAATAATTATACAATTTTGGTTAACAAAATTTTACAGTACACTTTGGGTAAAGTTGATGTCATATCAAATTTTTACCAACAATACATAAATTTAAAGATTGATCGAACCTTATTTGAAGGTCAAGGAAATAAGGAGAAAGATAACCTTCTCAAACTTCAAGCACCAGAAATTTTTATTCCAAACTACACCAGATTATGCAATAAGCCTCCTATGGTAGTCGAAGATCAAGAAAAAATGAATGGTGACACTGACACCGTTTTAAAATTTCCAATTTATGGAGAATCTGAGCAAAAATTTTATTCTTGCCCATACCCCGACTACAAATATCCCGGTTTGAGGGAGAACACCAAATTGGCAAACAGGGACATTTATCCATTTGTTCCTTGTTGTTATCAACGACCACAAAAAAAGAGCAAAAATTATAAGATGTACTATAACCAAGAAGTTTACGAACAACGAATTAATGCCGGTGAGATAGGTAAAACATTAAAAATTTTATCTCCAGAAAGATTAGGTGCTCTTCCACCAAAAATCGATAAACTTTTAAGTTACACAACCAATAACAAATTCTATAGGTATGGTATACCATTATCTTCTTCGAGTTGTGTCAATATATTAAACAAGGTCACCAACAGGCAAGAATCTGATACAACTGTGAGGTCTGAATTGGCCAAAAGAGCAGAACTTTGTAAAGGTGAATTCAATTCATTAAGTGTCAAAGAAATTGCCAAAAAAGTTATGGATCCGACAACCTATATTAATCCAAGATATTTTAAAGGTGCATTGGAAGATTACTATCAATTATCTTTCATTTTATTTTCTCTGACTGAAGATGACTTTAGCGTCTACCCCAACAGATTTGTGAGGTTTATTTGTCCATTAAAAAAACGAGTAATTTTAATGATTGAACACGAGCAACAAGAACATGTTGAACTAATTGTGG